AATGAGTGGATCGATATCTTGAAGAGCTTGTATTGGGATAAGTGGAAAGCCGATCAGATAAAAAGCCAATCTGTTGCTAATATTCTGGTAGATTGGGTTTGGGCTTCGGGAAACTACGGCATAAAGATACCGCAACAGCTTCTTAACGTTAAGGTGGACGGCATTGTTGGTCCTAAAACCCTTGAAGCTGTTAACTCACGTAATCCTCGTGAATTGTTTGATCTTATCAAGATTGCACGGTTTGATTTCATCGAGGACATATGTCGAAAGCGCCCTGCTAACAACAAGTTTAAGCGAGGCTGGTTAAATCGAATCAATGATTTCATCTTTGAGCTATAAAGATAACGGCAATGTACTATCACAGCGGAAGGCCGTTCAAAAGAGTTTATATGAACCTTATAGTAACACCAATAAAAAGAAAATGTTCATGAATAATCTAAAAGAAATGGTTAGGCTATCAATAATAGGTTTTATAGCCTTGGTTGCGATGGTAATTGTGATGTCGCTTAATTCCTGTGGGAGTCATAAATCTACCACAAGCCAGGAAACATCCATTCAGAGAAAAGATAGTACCGGAATGGCTGTTGATTTTGGATTTACCAGTAAGCAGGATATATCCAACTTCTTGCATTCTACTATGAATCGGAAAATAAACTGGAAGTTGTATGATACCAGTAAGCCGGTTAATCCGGATACAGGTAAATATCCGTTGCTGGCCGAAGGTAATACTGAAGAAGACAATCAGATTGATCAAAATACCAATATCGCATTGTTGAATAGTACTGCATTGAAATCGGATAGCTCATCGTCTTCCTGGAGTCAGGAAAACGATAGGCAGGAACAGGAGAAGCAGAACGACGAAACAACAGTGCCAAAACAGATATCTGGTGCAATATGGGCTTTAGCGACATTGTTACTATTGATGATTATTGCATGGATTATCTATAAAAAGAAAGGAGGCTGATATGATTTAGATCATTGATTATTAGAGATGAGTAGAAGCATCTCTAGTACATTAACAAATACTCTCTTTCCGGGGCTTAGAGATAAAAGAAAGCCCCCAACGCTCGCGTTTTACACCACATAAAACAATGATTAAGCATAAGGAATGCACGTTGGAGGCTTATAATACCTTTAACGCTATTCCTTATGCTTTGTTCATATATACAATGTTTTATGTGGTAAGGCAAAGGTAAACATAAAAATGAAAAAAAACATGTGTAAATCTGAAATCTTTGCCGAAATACTGAATTTAGTCTCCAAGGAAACAGAAATATCCGCAAATCGTATACTTTCTTCAGATAAGGATACTGAGACTGTTGATGCACGTTATTTATTAGTCCATCTTCTTTCAGAAAAGGGTTTTTATCCTTCCCAAACATCTATTCATTTGCATAAAACTAAAAGAGCTATCAATTACATCATATCCAATTTTCAGGAGCGCTTGGATAGTGGGAAAATGATGAGAATATATTTGGCAAACATAAAGAAATCTCTTGGAAATGGTTGATTTCAAGGGTTATAGCATATAGGTACTTTTGTTGCACGGTCAATATTGATCGGTACACAAAAGTTTTTTCTATATGGAAAATGATTATTTGACTTCTGGCGATCTCGCTATGTGGGATACCGCACGTTATGGACGTGGTGGTAATTGTGGGTGTGGATGTGGTGACGGTTATTATCATCATGGCCGTGGCATGGCTGCTACGGGTATTGGCTTAGGTGCTGGTCTTGGTGGTGGTGCTTTACTGCTTGCTATAGCCGCTGCATGGGGTGTAAACCAAGCTTCAAAAGCACGCATGAGAGCAGCTGAAAATGCAGCCGCAGGTAACGCGCGGGCAATTGATATCTTGGCCGCACGTGCTATTCAAGATGATGCTCGCAATAATAGCATCAATCTGGATGTGACGCAGACCTTGCGTAATCTGACCGGAGCTACGGCACAGGGAGGTTCCGCAAGCGCTCTTGCTACCGCGGAAGCTCTTGCGCTGCTTAACAATGGAGGTGGCAATGGATTAAATTCCGCCATCGGTGGTTGTAATTACTTACGTGTAGCTCGTGTTTCAGGTTCACGCCTGTGCGGATGTGATACATGTGGTAACGGTGAGTAATCATCAGAAAGCGGCATACCGGAAGAGTTATTCGGATATGCTGCTTTCCTTATGCAAAAACTATGTTCGGAAAAAATAAAATAAATCTTGGAATGATCAACCCCTCCTCTAAAATAGCATTGAAGATTAGCTGCCTACAAGCTTGCGGAAATGACGTGGATAAGGCTGAGAAACTATACAAGTTTTTTGCCGAAGATATAGCGTCTCTTCCCGATTTTGATATTCAGCCACCTACAACTATGCAGAGAGCCACACAGAGTGTAAATTCAATGTTTGGCTGGGTAAAGGAAAATAAGGAAGACTTATTGCAGGCATGGGATTTTATTCAAGGAATGAGAGGTAATTCGTCACGTGCCGCTACAGTTATGCCACCTGTTGATGTTCCGCCCATACCATCACCGCAATGATGAAACCATACAAAGTGACAATCTATGTGTATGCTGATGATGAGCAACAGGTGAAAGACCTTGAAAAAGCCGCTTACGAATTTGTCAATGACAAGTATCGCAGTGGAATACTCGTTACGGCTAGCAAACTAGCGCATGCACTTGTCAACTATAAGAATAACTTTTTTGTCAACAAATTCTTAAAATAACATATATGGCCAATGAACAACCCAGGCAACCACGTAACATATTTGAAGTGATTAATCAGAATGTGGTGGATTTGTCAAACGATGTGGTTGCAATCTATGAAAAGGTAGATGCAATCTACAAGGTATTGTATCCGGAAATATCTGAGCCTGACGCTCCCGGCGCAGAAGAAGATAAGTAATAGGGAGTATTAAAGCATTTGTATTATGAGCTGTAATTGTAACAGAATCCAGCCGGCAGTAATTACTCCGGTTTTGGCTGCCGGATCGGTAGCCTCGCCCTACTTTGTAGAGGTCAACATCACACAGAGATTGTGTTTTCCAACTTGTGCGGAGAATGCTCCAGTGTTCGATCCGAAGTTTTCCATGAAAGCGCTTGCAAACGTTGGTACGAGTCAGTATGTGGCAACTATCCATGTGGAAGGCATTATTTCTTACGTACCTTGCAATGGCGGATGCTGCTGCACCAAGCAACAGCCTCTGTCGCAGGATTTCACCATTCCGATCTTCTCGGCAACCGCACCCACATCAGTTACTGTAACGGCGGGTAACACCTCCAATATCGTAGCTGTATCCGGATGCCAGCAATGCGGAAGGACATTTGTAAGCGAAACTCCGTTGACACTCACGGTGGCATGATGCATGTAGTGACAGCACTGACGGCAATGGCGGCGGCAACACTGGCACAGCACCTCGGGCTGACAGAGGCCATCGGAAAGATTATTACCAAGATTGCTAAATGCCCGAAATGTTGCTCCTTTTGGACCGCACTTATGGTTTTGTGGATGGAAGATTGCAGCTTGCCATTGGCCGTCTGGTTGTCACTATTCGTCGCTTACCTTTCCTTTTATTGGGGATTGGTGCTCATTGTATTACAAAAATGGTATAACAGGTTATGGGAAAAGATAAAGTAAACAAAAGTAAGGATGAAAAGGAGGATCAACCCAAAGAAGCGGTCGCCTTTACACCGGTGATAACGAAAAACGTATATAAACCGCTGCCACGTTTTGGTGGTTGCAAAAATTGTTGATTATGAAGCAATATAGCGAGATGTTGGAAGAAGCCAAGAATGCAGGACTTACCAACGAAAAAATAATGTGGAAAAGTGTTGCCAGTGTCAGTGAACTACTGCTATTGGTAAAGCAGGATCATCCTGAAATGTATTGGGAGTTTATGCGTGAGCAACACGGTATACTATATGGAAACCATTACAATGAGCCTTTTGCCATGCATGACGTATCTATGATTCGATACATAGATAGGATGGGTAAAAAATGTGAGGGTGGATACTGGACTTTGGAACAAATCGAAAATGCAACCAAAGGCATGACTTTCCCCTCGGGGACAACGAAATGGGACAAGTATGTAGCTTTTAACGGATTTTATGCCGATACATGTACAGTTCTCGATGATGAGTTAATCATTAAGACTGCACATAAATTTTATTTTGCTGATGAGGATGCTCCTCCGGGTAAGATATGGTTGTATATGGAAGCTATGTATGAAGGGAAATAAGATATAAGAGTTCTTTGACTTGTTGGAATTACCGTTTAATTTTTTAGTTAAAATGTGACTTTATGGTTAATAATATGCATAATCTTGGAAACAAAATATCTGATTTACTGTTTTATTTTTATATTTGCATTATAATTTAAATATGGAGGTAAGTATGTGCATATTAAAGGAAGTAGGACGTTTTATTAAAAATGGAGCTTCTACATTTCGTGATGCCTCTCAAGGGCATTATAAGCAGAACTCCGAAGCTATTTCTGAAATTAGGAAAGAAATTATAGAAAAAGACAGAAATAGGAATGATGATAAGAGAAATCTTATGGAAGACAGAAGAAATGTTGAAGGGGATATGCGTAGAGCTTTCAATGAAATTGTATTAAACAATGGGTAAGCAAGAATTAAAACAGCGAGAAACACAAGTTGCAACAGGCGATGGAGTTGGAAAACAATTAGAGCAGACTTATACCGTTGATGACAACTGCCTACCTTCACCTCAAGAATTAGCCGCATATAAGAGTATTGATCCTAGGATTGTCGATTATCTTATTAATGCCTCTGTAAAAGAGCAAGATCACCGACATAAAATGGATAGTAATAAATTGAATATGATTAGAAAAGCTGATAGAAGAGATGGAAGAATGAACTGGTGGGGAATGTTTTTCGCATTTCTTGCTATAGTTGTAATGATAGCTCTTGCTGGTTATGCTCTCTATTTAGACAAACCTTGGTTTGCTGGGATTATGGGTGCTAGTACACTTGTATCCGTAGCATCTATTTTTATTAAAAGTAATGAGAATAAAAGCAAGCCATCTGGTAATACCAAGAAATAATTAAAATTTTTAATACTAAAGTCAAGGCGGTAATTCCAAACGGTTTCACCGCCTTTTTTGTGTCCGGGCGGTATCCAAGTTCGGATTATTTCATTGTATTGTTGTATGAAGGAAAGTAAGGTTGACATATTGCTGGATCAGGCAGATTTCGCATTCTACTGTGATTTCTGCCTGATATTTAGGATTCTTCAATGGAATGTTTTTAGAACGTTTTGAGAAGGTGCTACATTGGATAATACCTATTGCTGTATTGGCGAAGGGTTTATCCGTGTGCGTATAGCCAATTTTTTATCGATTTCCCTACCCCACATCGAAGCGTTATAGATAGAGGCTGCATATAATTTTAATTCCTTACTACTTTTAAGAAAATCTACTTTCAATGCCGCTTTTAATGAATCAGCATATAAGTTCTGATCTATTTTTATTTCCATAATATAAATTTTATTTTCAAAAAAAATATCCCCAAACATCAAAGACATTTGGGGATGCATCATTTAAAAAAGTATTGGGACTACTAAACTATTAGGAGATTCCGAATAGTTCAGGCTTGATTTTTAATTTTCGATTCTAATTATCTTACCACTCTCTAATATCAGGTATAAACGGCACTTATAAGCGATAGTACTTGCCCATTGATGAGCATATTTCAAATACTGATGCAATTTATACCTACCCGGATTTTTCATCATTTTGTTTTGCATCCTTCTCTTCATGATATTATTCGTTAAACTTAGGTATCGGCATCCACATATCACACACATACCCACCATAGTCTTCAAATTCAAAGCTAGGTAGGGTTGCAACACATGGCAATCCATCAGGAGAGATAAATATGAATCCACTAACAATGGCTTCATTGGATACCATTCGGCAAAGTACAAGTTCACTCTCATCAGGCAATTTGTCTTTTACCAACGTCCACGGAGATTGTTTCTTTTGCCATTCAGCACCGGCTTCGAATGCCTCCCTAAGAATATACATTTCATGTATTTTCCCATCGTAATCCATTCCATAGTGATTTTCTACAGCTTCTATAGCCGCTTCTTCTAATGTCTGTTTCATACTTTTTATGATTAAGCATTAATTAATTCATTGAATATCTTCAGATAGTGCTCAGATTCTGCCGCAATATCTTTTCTTCCTGATTCGCTACAATGATCTTCCACAAAAAGGCGGAACGCTTCAGTAGCTTTCTGTATCATTTCTTCCTCTTTGGCTTTTAAGGATTCTTCTACACCTACTCTGAAAACCAAATCATCGCATCCAACTCGCCAACCTTCGTACAACTCTCCATCACTTACATGACAAGCATTGCACTCTATTATAGTTTCTGCCTTAAAATTCATATTTGATTATTTAGAGTTAGTAAATACCTTTGTGCGTTCTTCTCTAAAAACAGAGATGGGAACATCAAACCAATATTTGCTAAATACAGTGACTACAACTTTTCCTTCGTCATTTGTTCTTGCTTCTGATGTTAACACTCTGTCTCCATCTTTTAGTATTATCCCAAATTCAGGATGGACAATATTCCTATTTGCTGTCCTATAAAATGTCTTCATTTGATTTTTTCTTTCTTTTATTCGTTTATTTTTTGATTAGAATTTTTTCTATTCCAAGGGGCAATCACTGGGGATATCAACTTTATCACTTTCGTATGGACGAAGTGCAGCGGCTATAGTTCTATTTAATTTCTTACAGAAAATTTTTTCGTCATCATCACAAAACCAATCCCATGGATCAGGATCTGGAAGAATTTCACTATGTGGACATTGCGCACATTTCTCTATTTTAGTAACTATTGTTTTACCCATATTATATCCTTAACCCAGTTTCTGAATAGATTCCATCAAATAATTATAGTCCAACATATTGTTTGATCCCCCTTTATCAGTAATAACTTTCTGTCGACACCATGCCTGCTGTAGATCGTTTTCACGGAAAAATCCCCAAGGGAATAATTGTACGGCAAATGTGGTCATATCTATATGCTTGATGTGTTTCTTATGGCACAGATACTGGATGAAGTTGGCGTATTCTGTGATCATTCCCGGAGTATCGCAAATAGACCCGAGAAAAACGTAAACAGCCTTACTCATAGTGTAGGTGTGACAATATTTCACTCGATTATAAAATATCGTCACACCATTATATCCCTTTAATAGATTTTCCCAATCATTGTCCCCTTCCATCTTTTTCTCAGCAAAGGTGGCATTAATCATTAATTCCGTCTCCTTGTTAGTCATTTTACGACGTTCACATTTATCTAGTTCGACACACCACTTTTCAATAGCGGTCCCGTCTAAATCTTTCAGGTATATACTCATTTTAGTTCTGTTATTCGTTAATTTTCAAATTGGTAATTTTTACCCATCCATAGAACTGCCATAGCCTGTCCCTTATACAGTCTTTAATTTCAGCTTTCAAAGCTGGTTTACGTATTTTATCATCATCCAGTAGACTTATATCAAGGTCAAAGGATATATGCAGCTTCTTTTGTTTCATATTATTTTAATTTGAATTTATTGTTAAACATTGAATCGGCCCTTTGAAATTGCTTCGTGAAACGATTCGTTTTATTCAGTGAATCAGCCCATCGAAAATAGTACCCGGGATGATTCTCTTTTTTATTCACTAAAAGAATAGTGGTGCCTTTCTGCACCGTACAACTCGCTATACTTACGAGCATGATAATTAATAATATTTTCTTCATCTCTGAATCTGTTATTTGTTAGTTACCACCAAAAGACACCGCCCCAAATCGCGGTAAATACGAGGGCTAATACAACCCAGAAGAACAAAGCCCATTCTCTATTAGAACCAAACCAATGAGGGGTGTTATCCCTCGTTAGCACAAACACCAGTGTACATACGAGTATCAGCACGTACACGATTATATCCCATGTTATCGCAATCATCTTAATTTATATTTTTATTTGGTTTTGAATATTATTCGATTGAATATAATGCCTGCATACATTCGAAGGGGAAAGATGAATTTAATGCGTCGTATACTTCTTCTGGTATATCGTCTTCACTTTCAAAATTACCTTCGATACTTTCAGAGCCAAATGCTGTTGCAACATGCTTCTCTTTATACTCTTTACCGTCAATGATTACGGTACTCTCCCAGCCATCAGGAGTAATTTCGATTTTTATCTTATTCATGTTATCTCTTGATTTTTTTAATGAATCACAATAGTTTTCTAATTCGGATATCACAAAGTTGAATGCATCTTTGTAACCATTTGAATAAGCTCTCTTTTGGTTGTGCATTCCAAATAAGAAAGCAAGGCTACCTATGGAAAGGTAAAGCAACACTAATAGAACTTTTCGTTTCATTCGTTTCTAATCATTTTAATAGCTGCCCTAGGTACTGTCTAGGGCAGCTATCTGTTAGTCAACTATAAATTCATCAATGCCCTGAACTGTTTGAACCCCTTCCATTACCTCTACACTTGTAGGAGTGACAATTGCAGTTACATGAGGGTGATAGTTTTCGCAAAGAAACTTTATCAATGGCTTTGCAGCCTCTTTCAGTTCTTCCAACTTCCTTTTGTTTTCTTGAATATTAGTTTCCATATATTGTATTCATGGGTTTTACAAAGCCGCCCAAGGCTCATTTCTATTGGTTAAACTTCTGGTACTTTCATCCAATAGGTTACTTCTACGAGTTCGCCACATACAAACAAGTCTTTTCGAGATTTTCCATCCTTTGAAGAGTGCATATATCCCACATCCGGTATATTCTTAACACCACGAGAATCAATACCTAATAGGAATAAATCTTCATCCGAACATGGCGGTAATTGTTCTTCTACGCTTATCCACGGGGATTGTTTTTCCTTCCATTCTGCACCAGCTTTAAACCCGGATTTATAAATAGTTTGCCCAACTATATTATATCCTTTAGCGCCTTCTATGGCTGCCTCTTCTAATGTTTGTTTCATAATTCTGATAAATACTTTATTAAACTATCCTTATCTCTAAAAAGTCTTTTATCCCATTGTGGATAATTGTTTCTGGGGACACTTAATCCGTCAGAAAGCTTATAAACCATCAAAAAATCTCTATCCTCATGCGATATTTCAATGGATATTTTGCTGATAGTGGAATGATAAATATTGTCTCCACTTAGATAGCATACACTATCACCTACATTAAACTCTGTATCAATATTCATGTTTATTCTTTATGAAGTTAAATCGTTCAATTCATATTCATACCTTCGGAAGAACCTTCCATCTTTAGTCATAACAACATAAGTTATAAACGATACGTCCGACTTGTTCAAAGTCTCTACAACAATTACTTCTGCCTCTAACAGGTCTCCATCCTTAGTAAACTTGAGCTTGTCACCAATATTAAATTTAGTCTCTATTTTCATATTGATTAGTTTTATTCGTTAAACTTAGGTATTGGCATCCAATGAGTAATACGAGCCAAAGGAGAGTTTGGCAAGAATATTCGATGATCCCATTCCCATTGACCATTTCCATAATACAATCCAACAAAGTATCCTTTATGAGAATCTTTCCATTCTACAGTAAAAAAGACACCTGTATTTTCCTCTGGTAATTGTTCTTCTACGCTTATCCACGGGGATTGCTTGGTTCCCTCCACAAAACCTTTCGCATAAATTTGTCGAAGATAAACTTCAATCACATGAGGTTGGTTTATTCGATTAGCCAATTGGCTTACTATGTCTTTTAGCTTCATTTTCATTAGTTATTCTCTATCTAATCTACTATATTCTACTATCAGTCTATCTCTTTCTTTTTCCAAAATAGTCTGTATTTTCTTAGAGCAATCTTCATTAAAAGTGTAAACATCACCATCTCTGTTTGTCACAGAGAACCAACAATTTGCTTGCTTACCTGAAAGCAATAAATCCAAATTTCTAATTTTGTTAGCCAAACCAGTGGCTTGTTCCAAGTTTTCTATTTTCATAATAAGTTACTTTCTGTTTATTAATTAATTAGAGTTATAGACATAGCGACATAATCCTCTTCTAAAGCCAGAAAATCACTTAAAACATAATCTACCCGTACGTAGCAGTAGCGTCCAGTGTACTTCTCTGTTATGGGGTCTAATTCTTTGGCAGGATCGTATTCACGCAAGCGAAGAACATCACCAACGGAGAAACATCTATCATTTTTCCGTATTTCAAATCTTTTCTTTCCGTCTATTATCGCTTGATAATAAGGCGGCCATGTTTTTAATTCATGATTCATATTTAAATTGTTTTGAATTATTTTTTTCAATCATATCTACTGGATGATAGTCTTTTTTATGTGGAAATCCATCACCGCAATACCCATCATATTTAGCATGTTCTTCGCAGACATCAAACTCTGATACGGTTCCCCAACAGTTATATAAAATTCGTTTCACGGCTTTACAATTACAGCCTTCTACTGAACAATCATTATTAGGTGAGAACTTGTATTTGTATGTACTCAAAGAATGATAACTTTTATTGTATAATAGACTAACCCGCATCTCTGGAAAATCTTCGATACACCCTACAACCTTTAATTGAGAAGGCTTAAATGAATCGGTAAACCGTTTTTTTTGATAATATTCATAGCCATATACCCAAGAATATTTCTTAGGTATATACACCCGAATGTTTGTCTTATTGATTTTATCAATCTGACCGTAGCAACCGTTTAATTGATATTCTTCTCCGAGATTGAATTGTACAATATCACCAACTTTAAATTCGCTCATATCTATTTAGTTATACGTTAATCTACTATCTTTACATACTCATTTTTGTCGATCCCGGCAGAACCGTCTACTCCATATTCAATTCTTGCGCCAGCAAGAATACGTTTCATTATTTCTACAGATGCGGCATAAGCATCTCCAATCGTTTTATAATTCTGATGCCCGATTGGATATTTACAATATCTGCGTCCTCCGTTAATACGGATGGATATACCGAAAACCTCTTCTCTGGTCTTCCTATTGTAATTCGGTTGCGTTCTGATATCCATACTTTTGTTCTTTATTATTTATGTTATGAGGGAAACCGTAGTCTCCCTCGATTAATGTTAAGCACCAAGCAATTCAAGACGTTTGCCAAGAATTACAGAATACCGTTTCATCACATCATACTGTTCAACCATCAAACTCTGCATTTCGGAATCCAATGAATGAAATTTTTCTGTATTCACAAATCCACCAAGTTTTCCGGCACGATCATCTAATTCATTCTTTTCATTTACTATTCTCCCAATAAAATCATCTCCATCCTCTATGTATGTTTTATCAAAGATGTCAGGTTTGCAAGGATAAAATTCACCATTTACTCCTTTAATAATCCAATCTCCCGGAGATGCTAACATATTTCCTTCGGGTGTTGGAACTACTATTTCGCCAATTTGACTAAATTCATAAGAAATGTATGCACCACTGCCTTTCATAAAGGTTTCACAAATTAGATGGTTTGCACCATTCCATTGAATAGCTTCAATTACTACTGGTTTCATTCTGTACTTTGCCATAAGGTTTTACGGTTGCCTATACACCATAAGGTTTTATTCATATTTTATTTGTTTTACGCTATTTGAATATTCCTAATTCTTTCTCTAACCTATTTTCAGCTATACTCACATAATTTGGATTCAATTCAAATCCTATATAATTTCGATTCAGCTTTCTCGCAACGATGGCCGTAGTTCCAGAACCCATAAATGGGTCAAGAACAATTCCACCTTCAGGACATCCGGCTTTGATACAATCCATTATTAGTTTTTCTGGAAAAGTTGCAAAGTGAGCTTCTCTTAAAGGTTGGGTAGCAACAGTCCACACCGAACGCTTATTTCTTGTTAGATAGTCATTACGAATTAGTCCTTGCATCTTTGTGCGTCCGGGAGTATTATTCAGTTTAGTGGCATCCCTGTCTCTAATTACAGTATCAAAGGAGGAAGTAGGTTCGGCAATGGATTCATTATCAAAATAATATTTTTTATTCTTACTCAACAGGAAGATGTATTCATGCGATTTAGTACATCTGTCCTTTACAGATTCGGGCATTACACTGGGTTTGCTCCAAATAATATCTTGACGCAAATACCATCCATCAGAACGCAGAGAAAAAGCAAGCATCCAGGGAATACCTATTAAATCTTTAGATTTGCATCCTGTACATTGCTTTACCAAAGTAGCCTTTCCAAGTGTCTCCCGGTTTGTTCCTTGCTTGTAATTCATGGCATTGTCAGGGTAACCAGCAGCTCCCTTCATAGAACCGGCATAACTATCTCCTATGTTAAGCCATAATGTGCCATCTTTAGTTAAAACCCGGTTTACCTCCCGGAATACATCGACCAACTTCTGAATATATTCTTCCGGGGTTTTCTCAAGTCCGATCTGTGAATCGTTACCATAATCTCTCAATCCATAATAAGGAGGAGATGTTACACAACAATGGATGCTATTGTCTGGAAGGGACTTTAATCCTTGCAAACATTCAGAATTATATATTTGATTTATATTCATTACTGATTAGTATTGAGCCATACGGGGGACGTTCAACTCCCGTATGGCAATGTTTATTCCTTCATTAAGTCAATTCGTTCTTTCAGAGTAAGCAGGTAGTCATGCATCTGCACTTTTTGAACCTCCATTAAAGCAACCTGGTTTTTACCAGCAATTTCAACAGCATCTTTTCTTCCAAGGAATAGGACTAACTTATTATGTTTGTCCATCAATTCTTTGTATTCGATATACATACGGTCAAGAGGTGTATCAGCTACCTTATATGCCTTTTCAAACACATCTTTAGGACTCCAGCTTTCATATCCGTCTTCATAACGGACATGATAACCTTGCTCTGTTTCTTCATGTTTTTTAATATCCTTACTATAGGGATTTCTACCAGTTTTTTGAACGAAGTCGCCCAATGTCATAGGTTCTGCTTCAATCTGTTTTGTTCCAATGTACTTTTTCATAATTTATGTGGGTTTCATAAAGCCCTCCCAAGGCTCATATCTACTTAGTTTTTAATGTTTCACGAATAAACTCTCTCATTTCTCGAATTGTCAGTTTTTTCCAGAATGGGAAAGTTTTTGATCCTATTATATCATTGCTGTGTATCTTTCTAAGCTCAAGAGTTACTTTTTCGGATTCAAAAATTGGGCGCATTGGTCTGAGGACATAGGTATTTTCCCATTTATTAGCCTTGTTCCATTTGTCCCAAAAAGAAAATTGTTCATCATTGTATTTCCATGATGGAAATTTGTCTGACAGTTCTAAAGGTATGTTATAGTATCCTACATTTTCCCACCATGACAAGCTTCCATCTTCTATGCTTTTTAGAAGACACTTAGTGTATTTACCAGCTTCCTCTTTAACATCGACAACCCACGATAAATACCATTTAGTAGTTGGCGCTGCCATAAGTCGTACAAGGCTTCCAATCGGAGGTGCACCCCCTATCTTTACAGATTCAAAACCACTACCTTCACTAAAAGGAGGAAAGTATTTGCCATCATACAGGGTATTGGTGCAGAAGGCTATTACATAATTCAGTATCTCCAGTCTTGCCCGGCTGAACGTTTCATGCTTCATATTTAAATTGTTTTACTCTAAATGTTCAATTTCTTCTATCGCCTTAAATATCTCAAGAATCACCTGTGGCACTATGGCGTTTCCATATCCTTTGACTGATTCTTGTCTCCACTTTGTGAAAGGAATGGTAAGGTCGTCCACATTAAAGGGAAGCCCATCATTTCCTCGACAAACAGGGGATTGAGTTGGGAAGTCGTCCCAGGGCGTTGAGTGCAATGCTCTCCTAACATCACTGGAATATTGCTCAAGGCATCGTTCCTCAATTTTCCGTTTTTCCGCATCATTCCGTTGGGAGATATTGAAGACTTGTAATCTCTCGTTGTCGGAGTAGGGAGCATACCGCATGTTGCCAAATCGTTCAACTCCATCGTCCACCCTTGTTCCTGCTTTCTCTTGGTTCTTCCGTCTTCTAACTTTGATCCGTTCTTGTAGCTTCTTGCTGTTGGAGTGGGAAGTAACCCGAATACAGCCCCCGAAGAGAGGTTGTTGAGTCTCGTTCCCGTCCTGTCTTTCGTTCTCTCGGCAGCTTTCATGGGGTGCTCCACCACTTCCACGACACGCGGTGTCGGTAGTAAGTCGTGCGATAAACCACACCCTGTCTCTTCTGTGGGGCGCTCCAACGGCACAAGCCGGAATAAGCATCGGTTGGACGGAATATCCTTCTCGTTCAAGGTCTTTACAGATGGTTTCAACGACGTATTCTTGTCGTAACAAAACTCTTTTTCTGTTATCTTCTCCGAAAAGAGTGGTTTGGCTTCCCATTTCAACCTCCTGGCCGGGCTGAACCATCGTGAGGATTCCAGCAACGTTTTCACCAATAACCCAAGTGGGTCGGATTTCCCGTATAGCACGGAGCATGTGAGGCCAGAGGTAACGGTTATCATCCGCTCCCTTTCGCTGGCCTGCGACGGAGAAAGGCTGGCAAGGAAACCCTCCTGTAAGGATGTCAATCCGTCCTCTCCATTGACTAAAGTCTGTTTTGGTAATGTCTTCATAATGTTTTGAATTAGGAAACCAATATTTCAAAATAGTATTGCAAAAATCATTTATCTCGCAGTGGAAAGCGTTTTCCCACCCCATCCAATTAGCTGCAACACTTGGAGCATCAAGGCCACTGAATAAACTGCCATGTGTCATTTGATTCATTTTTTGATTAGTAATCGTCAGAAAGATTTTCAATAACCTTTCTAAGCTGGCCTACTGTTTTGATTTTATCTATTGCCATAATCTTTTTAATTAAAAGCCCCGAAGCGTATTTCCCGGGCACAACCATTATTCACTAACCCTTGCCATTTATGTGTGGCTCACATTTTTATTGATTTAAATTATTCAATTTCACAGATATAACCATTCTCACGCATATAATCTGAAATATCGTCTTTGGATATGGAATCCAGTAATTTAGTAGAATCTCTTTCATCGACTTCTGCTGTTACTCTGACATATCCATTTCCAGCCATACTTGTCTCTATCTGAACGCTTGTCGCATCCACATCTATTGATATTGTTTTCATATTGTACTTTTTAGAACTATTTATTTCTGATCTGAAGAAATCCACGCTTAGCACATTCCCTGAGAAGCTCCATATCCTCATCCTTGATGTTACAGGGAGTTTCTCCGTTTACTGTGGTGTAATCGGGAATGTTAAACCTGTCTCTGATTTTCTTCTTAATTCTTGGGACGTCTTTGGGATCAAGATGTTTGGTGTCCCAGTAAATGGTAACTTTCATTGTTTAAAATGGATTTTCATCCTCTATGTCAGCATGTTGAAACCCAGATAGAGGAACAGAGTCAAGATTATAAAAGCATGTTGTAGCAGCATTGAACCCGCAGATAAACCGTAGAAGTCCAATGTTTCGTCCTTTAGCAATATCTATCATAGCCGTTCCTTTCGTTTCCACGTTTGAGAAATCGCTTGGATAGGATTTCTTAGTTACTTCGGGACGATAGATAAGAATGACTACATCGGCAGCTTCTGCTATTTGTCCACTGTCACGAAGGCGGGCCAACGTAGGAACCGGATTCATGGTATCCCTATTCAATTGAGAAAGGGCTATAATCCAAATATCAAGTTCTTTTGCAAGATTCTTCAAACGCCTTGCAACGTCTCCCATCTGCTGTTCCTTGTTGGCTCCTTTCATGTTCACATTGAGAATCTGCAAGTAGTCAACTATAGCACCATCAATGCCATATTTCAACTTCATATAGCGAATAGACGAAATGATAGTGTCTATATTTGATGTACTCCGATCATCAAAGTAGATACCCTTACCTGATATCTTGCCAATACCTTTGTCAACTGCCTGTAATTGCGAATCTGTCAAGCGTGAGTACATGATCTGATTGGCAGAAACACCACTCTCCATAGAAAGAATACGAGCTGTTATTTGTTCTTTTTTCATCTCCATAGAATACATGGCAATTTTGGCACCAAAATCTGCTGCATTCCTCATGATAGAAACAGCTAAAGAGGTCTTGCCCTGCGAAGTCTCACCGGCAATAATTATCAAATCCGATCTCTGTAAACCACCTGATTTGCTATCAATCTTTTCAAAACCTGTAGGAGTTCCAGTGATAGTTTTAGCTCCTGAGAGATTCTCATTTATCATGCTGTAAACATTCTCTAGCCCATCATTAATGGTTGATACCGTAGTGCTACTTGATTTAAACAGAGACGCCAGTTCATTACTGACCGAATTAGTCACATCAAGAATATCTTCTGATTCCGAATAAGAGTTTGAGACTAGATATTGCCCTATTACATAGAACTTACGCCTGATGGCCAAGTCATGAAGCCTAGCTGCATACTGATACAAGTCAAAAGTACTGTTAGAAGCAATCTTCATATACTCCACCAGTTCAAACTTCACACCATTGGCGACAAGCTTTCCCTTGACCGTTATCATATCAGGCCTGTTTCCGGATGATACCACTTGAAGAATAGCCTTGTATATCTCCTGATGGAAAGGATTGTAGAAAGATTCTTCCGATAGTAACTCTCTCACTTCTTCAAAAGCATTGCGTTGAAGAATGATAGTGCCTAGAACTATTTTCTCGGCATCTTCATCACGTAACTGTACATTAACTTCCATTCTGATATTCAAATTGTTTTAAAATCGCATAATAAAGCACATCCCATTTGGAACGGATATCTGCTCTTCCTTCGATTGTACGCAATGCGCTTTTAAACATTTCGTTTCCGTATTTGTCACGTAGCAGCAAGGATTCTTCCTCGCTAGGTAATCGCATGTTTGAAAAACAATATGGCGCTTGTTTCTTGATGTAAGACAGAAATTGGTAATAGCCGCCATTACTCCCTTTTGCGGAGAATAATAGCTGCTCATTTTCTGTCTGGTACTTGTCTGTTTTAGACTTTCCGAGTTCAATATCCAGCCACCTGACAAAATGAGCCATTCCATCTTTCGGGCTTTTATGAGTTTCCCCCTCATTTTGAAGCTTATCAAAGAATCTCTTGAGATATTCCTGAAAGCTATCCAATGTCAGGTTTGGATGACCGGCAGACCTCTTGTTCATTACGACAGTCTCTATCCATGAACTGTTGGTGGATAGCTCCTCATAGCAATCTTCCAGGGATTTTTCTAATATTTCCGGAGGGATGATACTTTCTTTATCTCCTTTAGGAGATTTCTTTGTATTATCTTCTTCTTTCTTCTTCTTGTTGCCCCCAGCTTGCCCTAATTTCTCTATTTCTCCTATTACATCTGCCCTTAGCTTGCCCAAAGCATACTTTAACTCGTTGATTTCATTGATGTTATCTATGCCCTTATCTTCGCCCTTTATAGGGTTATATTCATCATATTTACAAATAGTAATGACATTCATTCCTTGTTTTCCACATGTAGTTATCATCCCACGTTTTTTCAGTTTGCCCAAGAAGTATCTTACTTTCTTTTCAGACCACTGCCAACGCTTCATTAAAAATGATATAGATGCAGGATATTGTCCTCTTGTATAAGAGATTTCTCGACCTCCGATGAGTTCGCTATATACCTTGTCGGTTGCCTCAAATCGAGCGGACTGCAATAAGTCCAGCCACGCTTCGCACTCCGAAAACTCCCGGGCTTCTTTCCACAATTCATTCGAGAAAAACTTGCGGCTTAGTTTTATAAATCCTTTATCGCTCATTTCTTAAAATGGAGAATCTACTTCTTCAAACAAAGATTTTATCTCGCTTATAGGCTGGTGATAATTTGGAATATTCGCTTCCTTGATTTCCCAATTCTTTTGCTGGTACTTAAAATGAATACCATTTAATCCATATTTGTATAAATAGATTTTAAAATAAGGACTATTACTATATAGAAATACAAAATCAGATTTACGATCTATTGTCTTCCCTATTAAGAAAAATTCTAAGGATATAGAACGGTTGTGTATATTGCATCTTTCCTCTATGTATTTATTGATTCCTGTACCATATCTCGCTGCTTGAGCCATTGTTGATATATCAACAATATCCCTTTTCAGCTCGTAAATTGCTATTCTCACATAATTGGGATTAATACTTACAGTCATTAAATCAAGTATTCCGTAATCACCAAGATTTACTTGTCTGTACATTTTACCTGATATTGGTAGCCCTTTATCAAATAGCCCATACTTTCCATCTTCACTTTGGTATGCTTCCCAAATAATATCCTCTAAATCTTTCTCTAAGAATTCCATATCTATAATTTCTTTTGATTACATACATTAAGTTTATTTCTCCACTCCTAGGACATTTGGAAATATGTTCAATGTCTCTAATTACTTCTTTTATGATTTTCATACATAAGCTTTTTGTTGGTAATCTCTTAATTTAAATTGCATATCGGTATAATTTCAAATTCTATTCTCGGATTCACTTTATCTATAAATTTCTCCGCTACTATCTTCACACAATTACGGTCGTTCTTGATGGCTTTACATCCTTGCAGACAATCTAAAACGATTTTCATACAATTGTCAAGGTCTGGTCGCTGATTCTCGTAGAATACGCTCAGATGAAGCTCAAATAAACCTGAATAATTTCTATTACGATACTGGTTACATTGCAGATAGAAAGATTTCTCATACTCTTTTAAAGCTGATTGTTTAGCAAGGCTTCCATGACCTTTTAGAGTAATAACCTTGTAGCAATTTGATTTGCTGGGACATTTCCCATGAATGATTTGTTTCATAAGCCCAAATATCTATTTCTTCTTAGTCTTAGTCCTTTTATGTAGTATGGCATATTATTGTATTCCTATCTGTTCTGTTAAAAACCTTTCTGCATACTCAGCGGCTCTTTTTATCGAATGTTCTTGCCTGTCTTTGTTCTCATAAGACACATTATCTATTTTTGAGATCAGACTATTTGTCAAATCGCACATCAATTTGAGGTTTTCAAAACGAATTTCGTCTTCATTCGTTTCACCAACAGGATTAATCTTACCAATAAGATTTTCCACGATTTCAACAACGGTAAATTTCTTTTCCATAATTCTTGAATTAAAAGCCCCGAAGCGTATTCTCCGGGGCGAAACCATTATTCACTAACCCATGCCATTTATGTGTGGCTCACATTTATGTGGAGATGGGGCGATTCGAACACCCAATCAAGGACTATATCCTTTTGCGCTACTTCTAAGGTTAATTACTCCTTATATCTCACGTACCGTACTTTCTATCATGTGCACCTTTCGAAAGTCAAAAGCACTCCACTGCGCATCCCCATGTTTGCCTGCCCCATCTTTACAGACAGAGCAGACAGGTTAACAAAGTTATTCCATATAAGCTATTGAAAACTCTTTCGGAATAAACCGCCCGACCGGTATAGGTTTGGCTGATTCAATAGCCGTGTGAATTTCTCTTTTATTGAACTCATGCCCCTTTTCTTTGGCTTGCTTCTCGCATTCCTCCTCTTTATTTTTGAGGTAGTGAGTGATAAGCATCATCGCCCTATCAACGTTGAAGGTGTTCACGACAAAAGTCTGAACCCTTTCGTCTTCATTCTCCCCGTCCGTGAAGGTGATTTTCGTCTCAATCTGGTAGAATTTCTTTTCATTCGGTTTAGATTCTTCGTTACTATCTTCAGTCTCATCGTACATCTTGTCAACGTATTCTTCCATTGTTATTTCGTCTTTGAGGTAAGCGACAGCCACATCATCGACCTTACGTTCTTTCAGATTGTCGGTAAGAATCACGCAGGAATCGAATTCCTTTGCCATCGTCAGGGTGAACCCGAACTGGTAATTGAGTTCGATGTAGTCTTTCAAAATAAGGCAAGCATTCTCCAGCCCAGTGGCATACAACAAGAACTTATACTTCTTGTCGCTTATCTGTGCTTGTGCGATGTATGGATATAAAAACTTGTTCTCATTCTCGAACGCCAAACGATTCTGGTTGCTAACTTCCACTTCCTTGATACCATCAGCTTCCATACTGAAACGGATTTTTGCTAATAGGTCTTGGTCTATCAGCGTGCCACGCTCAAAGAGGACTTCATGCCGTTCTATGTTGACTGTTTCACCGGTATCTTCATCAATGAAAGATTCCTCCCATGTTTTGAGGACACGTTTTGCAAGGTACATGTTAAGCATCTTCTTCGGGTCAGATGTCACATACCGGATTTCTGTTTTTCTTGTTTCAATCATTATTTTTCAATTTTAAAATTAGTTCATCTTTCATTCTCAATATTCTGGCCATACCTCTCATTCGGGATTGAGCAGCGAGATACATTTGCTTATACTTAGCTGCATCCGTCAAGGCACGCTCATACTTGGCCGTCTTTTCATCGGCAAACCGCCCGATGCTGTCACGCTTATAAACCTTTCTAGGTTTTACATCATTCCCGAATAAGTCTGTCATGGCTATATAAATTCTTTGTTACGTTCAATATCTATCTCCATCAACTGAATCAAACGTTCTTCATCGGCAGAAGGAATATACACACCTGCCTCTGCACTTGCCCAATTTCTGAAACGATCAATGCTGGTATTCATTTCGTTGACATCCAAATCAGAAGAGCTTCTTAATACCTTTATCTTTCCTAAATATGGATCATCTGTTTCTCTGATGAATATCGTAGGGTTGACCAGCTTCTTATAATACTGCTGCTTTACCCATTCTGTTGTATTACCAGTTTCACATGCAAAGTAAGCTAGGATGGTATGCAAGTATCTGTTTTGATTACTTGATCTTTTGGGCTTTTTTTCTGTAAGTTCTACAATCTTACCGCTTTCTGCAAGCTTTGCAGAACGAGCTTTGAACTGCTCTTTCTGCAAAGGGTTTGATGTATCGTAAAGAGACATACATCAAAAAGGTAAGCCATCATTATTCCCTTGCGCTGGTGGAAAACTCTGAGGCTGTTGTTGAGTAATCGGCTGGGGCACAGGTTGCGCTATAGGTTGTGATGTTGGCTGCTGAATGGGTGCAGAAGGCTGTTGAGTTTGCCTTGCCTCAATTCTATAAGGTTGCACGCGAGTAAAAATCTGCTCAACATTATCCTTGTTTCGATATCTTGTGCCTTGAACGTCAAATGATATAGTAACTATCTGTCCGATTTGATAATTATCAAGTTCCGAACATCTATCACCAATGAACTCCAACATGGGAGTATTCTCAAAGCCACGTTGACCTGTATATGGATCATAGCGTGTACAGTCTATTACTATCCCTCTTTTAAGAATAGTTTTGCTCCCATCTTTCGATGGAATTTGTTGAGTTGGATAGATATATAATATCTTTCCTGTAAGTTGGTTTGCCATAACTATTTAGTATAAAAATCTTTGATTTGTTGAAATATTAATCCTCTCTCTGTTATTTTAGAAATAGCCTTTTCGTCACGAGTGATTCTTACCTTACAATATTCATTTGACTTAATTACTCTATTCCAGTTATAATCATCATCGTAAGATGTTACAGAGAGAAAAACGAGGTTGCAACTCTCTAATTTTGTGCAGTAAAGCTGTTCCTGTACTTGATTGTAGTAAGATTTATGCTTCTTTTTCACATAATCAACAAGAGCCTTATTATCATTCTTTATAGGTTCTATAAATTCAAGGTAATCAGAAAGGGCAAGTGTTTTCAATTCATCGAAATCGACAAGTTTTCCCTTTTCTATTTTTGCAAAATCGAGACTACATTTAAACACATTCATCTCTTCCGAAGTTACAATGTATTGTGCGAAGTAATTATCAGGCAGTGTAAGTAGATACCTATCCTCAAGAATTGCGCCTGTGCGTAAAGCGTCTATCGGACTTGCATAAGCATTATAATTAGGCTTTACACCACTGACAAAACGCTGCATTAAAGAAGAATGAGATTTGGTTTCTTTCCCACTCATCAAAGCATGAATATCACCGCTGCCGATATACATAGTCTCTATCATAACTTACCTTTCTTCTTTAGATTATTGTAAGCCATCTTAAACTGCTCGGTACTCATATCATCCGAACTTCCAACATTAAAATAGGAAAGTATGTTTTGCGTAAATGTGCTATCGAGCATCATGTAATTAACAACAGCATCTTTTATTTCATCAACTGTTACAGGAGTTTGTTCCTTTGACTTATTTTCATCAGGATCTTCACCCGTTGCAATCTTATAAGCGTTCAAAAGAGCATATTTTCTTGCATAGGTCGAAGCCTTTCCAAATCCTTTATCTCCGGGATCAAGACCTCTACCGAAACTTTCTACATCGATAAATTCATCAGTCTTATCAAGGTTAATAATGCGAAGTGTCATTTTCACAATATCCATATATTGAATGGATTTCCCACCACCATCTTTTACTACCTCGATAACTTCGGATTTTACAAGTTCTTGTTTAATGGGAATACTCACCAAACCATGTTTTGTTTCGGCTGTCTTAACTTCGAGAGTAACATCAATATCCTGGACTGCCTTATAAGCGTAATTGCCTTTTCCGACGGTCATATTCTTTTCGATGTTCTTTATATCGTTAGAAACAGCTTGTATCTTCTGATACAAATTTAGCTCGCTCATAATCGTAAAGTTTAAAGGGTTATTTATTGCAATTAATGCCCCGACTCTTTATAACATATTCGGGCCATTATAAATGATAATCCACAAATGATAAGCATAATAATAATCCCTGTAGCATACATAGGACTATCATTAACAACTGCTCCGTACAACATCACTATTGAGCATAAAAAGACGAATAGTGAGAGAATAAACATAATCACTTTCATAGCATTGTCATTACGATTAAATCATTTGAATACAACTCTACAAAGTCATGCTTTCCAAATTGTACCATAACTCTGTTACCGTTAACGCTACATATCTTCCCGATCTTATTTTCCCAACCGGGAGCTTTATACTTTACTAATAAACCTTTTTTCATATTTAATTTATTATGAACATTGTAAATAAATAGTTCCTCCATCAGTACTGACACAGTTTACTTCAAATTGCGTCCATGAATTTTCCCAGCATTTTGTTCCGGGTGGAACTTGTATGGAGACATTTACATCTCCATCTCTATCACACTGGTCCAATGCTTCTTCAAATTTTTCTAAAAATTCATCTAAGCTCATTTATATTCAGATTTAAAAATTAACCGCCTGTACAAGGGTAAAGGGAAACGGTGCGCACTTCGTTTCTCTCATGGCTTTTAGTACAGTATTAGCACTAACCTTTTCTGCGGGATAGTTCCCGTGGGCGTTCCGATGATTGCCTTACTACTTACACTAAGGATAGGTAAGCCACGGGATTATATTAATAAGCGTGGTATGGTCGCCTACATACTATATGTATTTCCAGATAAATCCATAAGCAGTTTTTCTCAAACCTTTGCAACACTTTCTAATGGTGCTGCAATCATAATTGTTTTCATCGCAAGCATCAGCTATACAATTATATTCTGTGCGCGAGTTTAAATCAATAGAGTACCTTATTATTGGACGATATTTTCTATTTCTTGTTTTATTCTTTTTCCTGGCTTCAATTACTTTTATTTTAGTTATTTGATTATTTACATTTTCCTTCCGAGTTGCCCATCTTAAATTAGAAACCACATTGTTACTCTTATTAGTATCTATGTGGTCTACTTCTCTTTTGTTTAATGGGTTTCTTATAAAAGCGTTAGCAACCAACCTATGGATAGTTCTATAATATTTATGCCCATTTCTACTTAACAATATATATAAATATCCATTTCTGTTCCTTTGAGGTTTCAAAACATTACCCTTATAAAAATTATATTTTGAACAATCAAAGGACTTCCTATCAATAGATTTAACTCTACCTAAGTTGGATACCATATATTCATCTTCAAAACCATCAATATTTTTCCAAATCTCTTCCATATATCATAATTTTATTGCGCTCATAGAGTAATTCGATTACTTGCATCGCGCATAACTATGAGCTTTTATAATGTATAGCGTACGGACGCCTAACCCCGTTTTCTTACTGATGAAGACGATTTTTCGGACTAAACATTTCCATAAAGCACCATACAACCGTATAATGCCCACCGTAAAACGGTGTATTTTATAGTACTACTTCAAGCCGCTTATCCAATCACCGCATTTCTGCTATGGATAATTCTTGGTTCGTATTGATTCAATAAGTCAAAGAGCTAATCATAGTACCCTACCCAGTTCTCGCTACTGGCTGTCGTTCAATCCGTCAGTAGGGTTGTCGTTCGTTGTATAATCGTGGATCAATCTTTGTAGAAGAACTTTTCACCTGACTTCCTGAACAGCCTATAGCCAGCGTACAAGCTCACCAATATCATAATTGTTTCTATCATAATCGTATGAGGTTAATTGTTATCTCCAGATACTATCGTAGCATTTTAATGCCGGATTCAAATCAATCAATGCTTGACGAAGATTATTTGCAGGCTTCGGATAATCTACATATTGAGGATCAACCTGAGCTTTATACTCATCCATTTTCAAACTTGCATCCACCCAAGCATCTTTCAAAGCATTAGCAAAAGAATACCACTTGAAAGCCTTATTCAGCTTCATGTAAACCCAGGCTCTTTGCATGATGGCACGTCTGTTATATTTGCCATCTACTACCAGTCTGTAATCTCTTGCTTTCATACATAATGCAGATTTTTCCATTAAGCTAAAGAGGCGTATTAGACACAATCTCACAAATCTCGCTGTTAGCCAATGGGGATAATCCAGAATACACATTGATGCTATATGCGGCTTTATCAAGGTCTTCTACACTAAGACGTACTCTTGCATTTGATTTGGTAGAGTCTTTATATCTCTTCACTATTCCGCTTTTTACCCATCGTCTCACATTACCTTCACCATAAGCCTCATAAGCTTTACGTTGGCTGATAAATTTAGGAGATGCCCCTAACTCTATTGATTTCTGTTTTGCTCCAAGCTCGAAAGCCTTGCATATAGCTTTCTCCAATAGTTCGCCTGGGAATGAATAGATCATAGCTATTACTGATTATAATGTTATTGGGTTCTTGTTACTAAAACTCCTTCTGGACACATGCGTGTATAGAATGTATATCCATATCTTGCCAGCCTGCTGGCGGTAGAGCGTACAATATTCTCCTTTATATCTCTACTTCTTATAACTCTGGTCTCACCAACGGATATGCTCTTTAAAGTAGCTGCCGGTGATATTACCTTTACTGCTATTGTTTGTTTATTTTCCATATCGTATTTTTTTATAATTAATCAATCTCCAACAAAACAAGAACCGAAACGTCCTCTGCTGTTATTTGTATAGTAAGCGGACATTGGAGCATTAAAGCTGTCGTATGAGCTCCTTTTAGCTGGCTTATATTCTCCAAGTTGACCATTTATCTTATTAAGGTATTTTTTATTAGATTCTGCCTTATAATCGGTAGAAACACCTTCTTTATTCTCCTTTACCCACACTGAGAACTTCGCCATTTTCCATGACTTTTTTAAGCACTCTGACCAAGTGTATTTGCCTGTCTTACAGAAGCTATGAGCTTTCTTCATTATGTCGGATAAATCGTACTTCATATTTGCTTTATTTATTTATTTTCCTATCTTTGTATTTACTTTAAAAAAGTAGCGTTGTTGATTAACAACAGTGCAAAGATACAGTAAATTACTGTATTAACAAGAAATATACAGTGCTTTACTGTATGTTATAAAACATATTTTAAGTAAGTAGTTGATTAATAAGTATATATGAATAAATATAGAAACATAGTAATATTGATATTATCTGGAATATCCGTCTTAGTGTCTATAATTGCATTATGCAGGACTTATCCGCATACCTCTGATTTAGGAATGGATTATCAAGGGGTGATAGTGGGGATATTGTCTTTACTTGTAACGGTATTGATTGGATGGCAGATATATACAGCTATCAATGTAAAGGAGGAATTGAAAGAGATAAAAGCATTGAGAGAGGAGATAGACGAGAAGATAAGAAATGTGTCGTTGAATTTGGAAACAGAAACTTCTATTGAACTTTCACAAACTATAAGGATGCTGTTTGCGACAAACACGAATGATGTTTCCAAATACCTTCCCGTAATGTTTTCAGTTTATTGTTCAAATCACAACGGGAATATGAACGTATCGAAGAAATTTGCAGAAATGTCTATATATCGTTCGCTTGATATTATATTGTCTTTTGATAAGGAAGTCAGAGATTTGTTGATAAAAGACATAGCAAAGGGATTGGACTATAAAGAAGTCAGCAGTTTTCTTTCTTCTTTAGAAGTCGCTCCAATGAGTGTTCAATCAAATTACGAGATACCATGTCTGCGGTCTCTGCTAATAGACCTTCTGCGAGAGACCGACAGATTACGGGCTTCGAAACATTCAACTCAATGAGTTTGCAGACCATTACAAGAAGGAATTGACGGTTTACGCGTTCGGGTATTAGGTCGTATATAGAGTTTTCTTCTTTCATAATTCGTTCTTTGAAATATTGTACAATCGGTTAATATGGGAAGATAGAGGATGCTCATCGAATTGGATGTTATGCTGATTTAATGCACGCTCTATACTCTGTCGTTCCGACTCAGTAACGTGTATATTTGACACATATAACCGCAATAGCTCATCTTGAAGTTTTGTGGACTTTTGGCTTTCGGGAGGGTATAGGTATAGATGTTTTTCAAGATACGCGATAGGTGATTCTTTTTCACTGTCACTGCTTATTTCATGCAGCGAATGAAATATTACCTCACCGTCTTCGGCGTTTGTAACGGTTCTCTCTACGTTAAGGCAGTTATTTCCTTCAACGTATTTACGAGAAATTGTAATTGTGTAATTAGGTATATTTTCCATATTCGTTCTTTGACATGTTTACAATCGGTTATTTAATAATTATAATCTTATAGATATTGTTATTTAATCAAATAAACGTCTCACTCGGTAAAGGTGCTGAATGCTGCATAGTTTGCCCTTTAGAAGGCTTTACGCCTTTTGGCTATTAGCAGCATTCAAACAGTCATCGCTCGTATAAAGTACGCCGTTTTTAGCTGGACGGCATTAACAAGTTACCATCTTCCCGGACTTTTCGCTTACTTGTCGCTGTGAAGGCACTCCGGTTTCGTTCGCCTCTCGATTTCTCACACCCCACGCAGTATCGAGTTTAGGAGTACAACCCTCTGTCTCTCTGCTTACGCAGCCTACCGCCGATTGTACAACTGGATATAAAAAATATCCGCTTCATCTGCACATGAAACGGATATCTATATATGTTAAACCTCTTTCGAGGAAAGTTTAACCAAATTTGTATCGTAGCACGTGCAGGTGTTACGGGTGCAAAGATACAGTAATTTACTGCATCTGCAAATATATACAGTATTATTATGATAAGTAGTAGGGAAATATTAGAATTTATCACTGAGAATGAGAATATAACTCTTTCTAAGCTATCTCAGTTGATGGGAATCAAAAGGGCTCAGCCTTTGTATGATATTCGTGATGGAAAAATAAAAGCCATAAGTACTAATTACGTTGAAAAGATTTTGGCTGCTTTCCCCCAATATAATAGGGTGTGGCTCATTACTGGAGAAGGAAATCCTTTCTCTGGCGTTACAAACGAAATGAAAAATAATAGTATGACTACAAGTGAGAGATTTTTAAAGGTTATGGATGGTTTGGATATAAATCCATATATTTTAGAAAAAGAAATTGGAGTAAAGTATGCTCAAGCAAAAATATCTCATTATAAAAAGGGAGTTACGAAAGCAATTTCTTCTGATATAATAATTCAACTTTGTGAGGCTTACCCCCAAGTCAACGCCAACTACATTCTCACCGGCAAAGGTGATATGTTCCTTAACACTGCAGCTCCAATCGCGGACATGCCCAAAGAAGGGACAGAAGAACTACCTTCACCGGAAAGCGCCGAATACTGGGAACGCATGTACAAATCAGCAGTAACAACATATGAGGCAATGCTGCAGAATTTAGAGGAGAGATTTAATGTGCTTGATAAGTCGTTGAGCGGTATACGGGAATTTCTTGTTGAAAGAAAAAAAGCTGTATAA